GGCATGATGAAGCCGTTCGGTAAAACTTTCCCCGCTCCGTAATCAAGTGAAGCGAAGGGGTTCGGGCGCAGTCCGGGGAAGTTACGCAGAATGTCCTTAGCGGTTTCATTCGCGGACCTTACGAAGATTTTCTGCAACGTTTCCGCGATTTGTTCCTGCAACTGGCTGATCGCAACGTCCTGTAGCGCCTGAGACAACGCATCCGGGTCTAACGCCAAAATGGCTTCCGCGTAAACGTTCGGGTCCATATCGTAGACAAGGGCACGTAACTCGGCAGCGAGCAAATCAACGAACACCGACTCACGTGCAGTCAACGGCACCCGAGGACCAGTGCCCCCCGGTTTCCTTTTCCCGCCGAACGTCAACGGCACGACTACTCCTCAGGAGTGTCGGAACCGGCCTGCTCCTTGCCGCCGCCGAAAGGCGGATTGCCGCCCGGGAAGGCGGGCTTGTCAGGGACGATGCCGGTGCGTTCGGCCACGATGCGTTGCTGTGGAGGCAGCGCCATCATTGCTTTGGCGTCCTCCGCTGACATCACGTCAGTGCCCGTGTCCTCAATGTTGTGGCTTGCCGGTGGGAGGCCAGCCAATTCACGCAAATGATCCTCCAACCCGGGATCGGGGGCGAGGACACCGGCTTGCGTCATCTTGGATACAAAGTCGGAGATTTCGCCGAGGTCCACATGCGACACCTCGCTATACACCAGTGTTGGGCAGCGGGTTGCGTCAAGGCCGTTCAACCGCATGAGCCGTGGAATAGCGTGCTGATTCACCGTGTCAGCGATGGTCTTGGCTATCGAATCGACAGCCATCGACCACAGGTCCATTTTCTGCGCACCGAGCGCGAACGATCCAACCCTGTCCTGACCGAGCAGAATGAAGTCAGACAGCACCGACATGGCGATGCGCTGGTCAAGGCGGGTGATCACCTTGTCCGTGTCGAACTGGCGGGTGCCGCCCGATGACAGCAGCGACAGGCTAAACAGTTGATGGCCGTCCTCGTCGTACACCATCGGGAAAATGATTCCCTCATTTTCGTTGCGTTTGATGGATGTGACGATTTCTTTGATCGCGGTGAGAACGGCTTGCTCGTCCGGTGTTGCTGTTGCTGCGAGGTAGTTCGGTGGCACCATAGCGACCGGTAGCCCGGCGAGGTCACGTTCGATACCGATGGCCTCAATTTCTTCGATGCGACGCTTGAACCACCACGGGCGGAAAGCGTTACGTAACAGTGATCGGCCTTCGGGATTGTTTTTCGCTGCGGTGGTTCGGAACAGCAACGATTTTTCGATGGGGATGATGACCATGCCGTGACCGGTGTATGGGTCAACTTGCTTCAACCCTTGGATGCCACCGGTTTCGTCGAACTCCCACAGGTAGAGGGTTTCTTGTCCTCGGATTGCCCATTTGCGCCATCCGACTCTGCCGTCTGTGTATTTGCTGCGCTTGGTTGGGTCGGATTGGTCGGGGCCGACTCGTTTCTTGTAGACGATTTCGTGGTAGGACCAGCCGTAGATAGCCATCGATAGGATTTGTGACAGGGTTGCATCCCATGTGTCGCTCATGTCGTTGAGGCAGGTTTCAACGAATTCGGCGTTCTCTACGTCTGTGGAGTCTGGTTCGCCGTCTGTGGTGTCGTCGCGGAAGGGGTCAACGCGCCATTCAAGTCGGGTGATGACTTTCTCGATGGAGTAGAGGATTGCGCCGATGACGGGATCGTTGTCGGCCATTTCGCGGTAGGTGCGGACACCTTGAATGCCGCGCAGACGTGTGAGGAATTCGTCGTAGACGAATCCTGACGTGCGCTTCAGTCCTGTCGTACCGATTTCTGACAGGTCAATTTTCGGTGCCATGCAGTCTCCTGCCTAGTCGGTAGCGAGGACACTCGCCACAAGGGTGAGTGCTTCCTCGGCGGTGAATCCGGCTTGCTGCAACACCTCGTACATTTCGTGGACGTGTGATGCCCACTGTTGCAAGGGGCTAAACGCAAGCACCCCGGGTTCCTCCATGTTGGTAGTCTACCGGGGTGCTGCTTGGTTTTCGTATTTAGGTTTAGTACCAGCCGGGCGCGGTTTGTGCTTGCGGGCCACCAGTTGCGAACGATGATGCGTATTCGTACTGGCGGATTTGCACGCTCCAGTATAAGGTCTCCTGTCCCTGCTGATCCCACTGCCTTAAGACCTTGACCTTGCGGCGGAATGGCTCACCGACGTGCTCCGTGGTTGGAACGACGAACTCGGTTGGTCCGCCGTTGCGGTCGATCACGCCTTGCGCGAGGCGGACTAGCGTGACGGTTTTTTCGGTTGCCTTGACCACTTCGTAGTATCGCACGAATGTGGCGTCGTAACCGAACACGGATTGGATGACATCTCCGACTTGTGGCTTGCGGAACTCGCTCATGGTTCCTCCTCTCTCCTACCCCCAGTATACCATACCCCCGGGTTAGGTTTAGGCCTTGGTGTCGTGGGCGGTGCAATCAGCGCAAGACAGCACGCCCGTGGTCAGTCGGACGGCGACCGCGTTTTCGTTAGCGGTGGTGCGGTCGCAGTAAAAGCAGCGAAACATGGCTAACCCCTCCTTTCCTTACCCCCAGTGTACCACACCCCGGGTTATGTTCACTGTGCCAGTGAGGATAAGCAAAAAGAGCAGTTTTTCGTCATGCTCAGGACGCCGGGGCAGCCAGTCGGGGAAGGTGGCATAGCCCCAAGATCAGTTACTCACAGCACTCCTCGTGGTTTGGCACGCTTTCGTTCAATATCTCATCAGCCTCACCACATATCGAACAGGTGGACCAACAATCGTCGTGAAGGCCGGATACATTAGGTTGATCACACCTAAAGCATCTTGGAAGTTTGGCGATTTCTTCGTCACGCAGTCTTTGGATGAAGTCCTCTGCCGCCTCATCGGGAATAGTCACGTTCTCGCCCAAGCGCTCCGAATTTCGTTCCTTTCGCGCCAAGCCTGTGTCACGCACTCGTCGTGCTCGCGGTAGTCCTCATGCAGTGTGCCGTCGGCCTCACCGCAGATCAGACAGGCGTACTCCTCCTCGACAGCCTTTGATCGACTCGTGATGAATCCGGCGTGGATCAAGGCCTCGGCGGTTCTGCCGTAAAATCCTTGCAACCTCCACGCCAAGCCGCTATCAACGAGGTGCTGATACAACTCGATGGTTTGATCGTGGCCGAATTCGCCGTTTTCATATTGGATGATTGCCTCGGTCAGGTTGTATGTCATTTTTCTCCCCTTTCTCCTCCCCCGATGTTATCACACCGGGGTTTAGTTATGCCCACGCGGGCCAATCACGCACACCCTCCTCACTGACCACCGACAGCGGCGCATCAGTCTCAATCCACACCTTCGCACCACACGACAACGGGTCATTCGGCTCATACACCACCCGCGACGGGCCATGCACGCTCACCCGCAAACCGCGATCCAACACGCGGCTTCCACGGCGAACCGTCACCACAGGATCATTGCGCTCATGCTTAGCGTTGGACTTGATCGTATTGGAATTGATATGAATTTTATACATACTCATCCTCCTCCAATAAGGCATCCTCCACCTCGATAATCCAAAAATGGTACAAGGCATTGCCGAGGTCGATCGTTGTATGGAAGTTGCTGCCCGCTGATGCGTTGTGCAACTCGGTGTGCGCTGGAAGATACCTTTCGTCCGCAGACTCGGGATCGGCGTCCAAGTCCCACCACCGGTCAATCTCGTGCGAGAGATACGACTGCGCTTCGCTGAATTCAGCGAAAACCACAGGGTCCGTCTCGCACAAGTAACCGGTCAGATTCCATCCTGCGCTAAATGCCATTAGTCGCTCACCGTCCTCCAATAGTGGTCGAATTCTTCTATCTTCTGCGGTGTCGTGTCGCACCAACACCCGAACAGCGCCCAACGGTTGAACGCCTGTCCGTTGGGCCACGATCCCGTGGCCTGCTTGAAGTCGTAGTCTTGACACTGGTTGCACTTCACGCGAACACCGCCTCATTGTTGAAGTCGCGGATCAAAAACGACAGCGAATCGGCGTACACGTCGGTGTAGGTCCCGAACACGCTCTTGCATCCGTTCCGGTGAACCTTGTAGGCACTCAGGTCGTACGTATCACGTGCGCTGCGGTAGGTGACTTCGACCCAATGTCCGAGCCCGTAACGTGAACCGAACCGGAATTTGAACACGGTGTCGCCGTTGTCTAGTGCGAAGAATTGCGCACTTCTAGCGCTGACGGCAAGCCACGTGTCGATGCCGATTTGCTTTTTGATTGTGGTCGCTGTGTCGTGGTGGTTCATGGTTGCTCCCCTTTCTCGATCCAAGCATAGCATACCCGGGGTTTAGAAACGTGAGCCCCTCAGAACGAGGGGTCACGGTAATCGTCAGCCTTGCCATCAAACCCAGTCAAGGTCGATGCCGATGGACTTCGCGTAGGCCTTGCCTGCCTCAGTGAACGAGATGAATTTATCTCCATCATCGTCACCAATCTCGATCAAACCCTTCTTGTTTAGATCGGTGATGTTGCCGCGTTGCGCCTTGGTCGGGCCAATATTGCCCACGCTGACCCACGGGTAACCGGACCAGTTGCCTGCGTCCTCGGCGTACAGAATGAAGGTTTCTTTGCTTGCCGGTGTCAGTTCCATGTTGCTCCCCTTTCGTCACCCCCAGTGTACCACACCCGGGTTTAGAATCAGGGATTGGGGGTCGAACCGCCCCTCAACGCCGCATCAGCACACAACCCCTTCACCCGAACCGCCAACGTCAACGGCGTATCCGACTCCACCACCGGAACGCCCCACACCTCCACCGCGTTCACCGCAGCCTCAGCATCACGGCGACCACGCTCATACGCCAGACCCGCAACACCCTCGACGCCCGCCAACCGGCCAGCCCGCAACAACTCACAACCATGACAAACACGAGGATCAACCAATAGCGGATTCAACACATCACACAACGCATCATGTTGCAAATCATCCATGTAAACAGTCTATTCGTTGATAAGTTCAATTAGATTGTTCGGCGATGTATCAACTTTCAATCAACCCCCTTGCCGCATCCTCCAAGCCGCCTAGATACGCTTTCCACGCATGACCAACAAAATCACCAACAGATGCGGGAGGCGTGTCAT